GGTGTTCCGTGGCGTCATGTGGAACCCGACACCGCCAGCCCGCCGGGGTACACGTCGATCGTTGGCGGTGTCGGGTTCCACATGACGCCACGGAACACCTGGACTTCGTAGTCGTCGGAGACGGCGGCGGCGATCTGCGCCACCATCTGGTCCATGATGTCTCTGAGGCCTGCGGTTGCCATCTGTTAGGCGAGCCCCCACTCGCCCTTCAGGATGGCCAACTTCTGCGCGTGCCGCTCCCAAGAGTTCCTGGCCGTGAACGTCGGCCCAAACTCCGTGCCCAAACCGACCAGGCCGAACGGTGCCTGTTCCTGCTGCCAATGCTCCACCGCCCGCTCGATGTTGACCTCGCGCGCGATAGGCGGCGGGTTCGAGTACGGCGTCGTGTTCTCCCCAATGTCGGTTTCGCCCACCTCGGCGTCAATCTCGTCCGCGGCGGCCTTCAACACCCGCATCAGCGCGTTGTGCCTGGTGACCGCGTTCACCTTCAACAGCAGCGCGAGCTCCGACACCGACGCGTACACCGGCCGGTCGTCCGCCACGTTCTGCACCGGGAACGTCGGCAACCCCGTACTCATGTCAGCGTCAACGAACACCAACTGGTACCACTGCTCGTCCGCCGTACCCAAATCCGTCGTGAAGTTCCGGTACGCGGGGTTCTGCGGGTCAGCGTCAACCGGCGACAACGCTTGTGTCTCGAGCAGCGTCCACGGCCCGGTACTCGCCGCCGCCTCATAGATCTGGACGTCTGTCCACGCCTCGCCGTCGTACCGTGGCGCGGGCCTGTAGTCCTCGAACGACACGACAACCGTCACGCGAACACCTCCTCCAAATCTTCCTCCATGACACCGCCAACCGTGTCCGCGACATGGCCTTCGTCAGTGCCGCCGATGCTGCCGTTCAGCTGTGACGTGTCCACGTTCACGATGCCGAGGTCGCCGGTGCCGACGCCGCCGTTCCATCCGTCACCGATCCGGCCCGTGTGGATCGGCGCCAGCAGCGTAAAGAACACTTCGACGTCAGCGATCCCGTACCCGTCAGACCCGACCGTGGCATAACCGGACTCCGCGTACTCGCTGTTCCGTGACCCGGCACCAACCAGCGTGACGGTCGCGAACCCGTCACGGGTGATAACCCGCAACTTCGTTCCGGCCGCGATCGTGCCGACGGTTCCGTAGCCTGAGCTCGAGTGTTCACGGACACGGCTTCCGCTTCCGACGGTGCCGACGGTGGCGAACCCTGCCTTGGTGTGAACGGTCGCGGTGGAACGCGCGCCGGCACCAACGGTGCCGACGGTTCCGAAGCCGCGCTCCACGAAAACGCTGGCGCTCGCGCCCGCCCCGACCGTGCCTGCAACACCAGCACCGGTTTCCGTGTCGAACATCGCGTCGCGGCCAGCACCAACCAGACCGGCAACACCAGCACCCGCCTTCGTGATGACACCTGCGCGGGCCGACACCCCGGCACCCACCGTGCCGACGGTTCCGAACCCGGACTCCACATGCACCGACGCGGACGAACCCGCCCCGACCGTCCCAACCGTCGCGAACCCGGTTTCCGTGTCGACCATGACGTCCGCACCGGAACCCACCAGGCCCGCCGTGCCGAACCCTGAACGCGCGTGCGTTTCCTCGCGCGACCCGGCACCCACCAGGCCGACGATGCCGCGGCCCGTCTCGGCCGACATCGCAACGTCAGCGCCGACACCGACAAGACCCACCAGGGCGGCGCCGGTTTCCGCGGCCATGTCAACGTCAGCGCCCGCACCAACCAACCCTGCGACACCGGCCCCGGTTTCGGACGCCATGTCGACGTCCGCCCCGGCCCCAACCTCGCCAACGGTTGCGTACCCGGACTTCGAGTACACGTTGCCGCTGCCGGAAATGAACTGCGACACGCCAGAACCGACAGTCCCGACAACCCCGTAGCCGGACCTGACACGGTCACGCTGCTGCGAACCCGACCCAACCAGCCCAACAATCCCCGCGGCTGCTTCCTGATTGACGGACGCGCTCGAGCCTGCACCGACCAGGCCGCTGATCCCCGCCCCGCTTTCGGGTGTGACGGAAGCAGACGCGCCAGCGCCAACCGTTCCCGCGATCCCCGCGCCGGTTTCCTGAGTCAGCGACTCCGACGTGCCCGCGCCAACAAGACTGGCGACACCGGCACCCGTGTCTTGGTTCAGGGAAGCCGACGAACCAGCGCCAACCGTGCCGGCGATACCGGCGCCGGACTCCACCGCCACCGACTCGGACGCGCCGGCACCGACCAGGCCCGCGATACCAACCCCGGTGCGGATACGGTCGCGTGCCCTCGAGCCCGCCCCCACCAGCCCAGCGACACCAAACCCTGTTTCCTGCGTCAGCGACGCGGACGCGCCAGCCCCAACAAGACCCGCGGTTGCGAACCCCGTTTCCTGTGTCAGAGACTCGGAAACACCCGCGCCGAACATGCCAGCCGCGGCGAACCCGGCCTTCGTGTACGTCTGCGGGCCTGTGACCGGTGTGAGCGGCGCGACCGCGTACCCGGCACCGACGAGACGGACGCGGTTCTGGTTGGCCGCCTGGTTAAAAGCCACGGGGGCTCACCCCTCGCGCGTACCCGGTCATAATGTCTTGCACGCTGAACGAAGAAATGAACTGGTTGGGGCCTGCGCCGACGCCGCCCAGTGTCGCGAACCCCGCCTTGGTTGACGTGACCGCCGCCACGACAGGCCGTACGGCGATCACGGCGGCGGCGTTGCGTGCGCTGGACGTGTCACCTGTCCACTGGCCCACATCCTCGGACGCCGCGGTGTTCTGACGGAACGCAACACCACATGAGATTCCGCCCACCACATCAGTCGTGATCGGCCCAACGCCCGTGTTGTAGTTCGTCGGGGACGCGCTCCACCCGGTAAACGACCCGGTGGTTGCCGTCTCCCCGAATCCCGCTACCGATATCCACAGCGTGTCCGCCGATCCCCACGACGGCACGAACGACGCCGGGTCCGCCTGCGTCGCGGTTCCGCTAGCGAAAGACCCGCCCTCCGGTGGCGCGGTCGCATGGGCCGCAGGGATCGCCATTAGAAACATGCCGGCGTGCCCGGTAACGGCTGTCGCCTGCGTCACAGTGAACGTCCCCGTTTCAGACCCGGTGCTGAACTTGTACGCGGCCCCGATCCCCATCGTCGAACCGCCCGTGCCGACGTCCAGAAACTCGGTGAAGCTTGCACCCCAGGTTCCGAACGTCGCGTTCGTGGTTGTCTGCTGATACGCGACCACGATCGCGATCAGCAAATCCCCGGCACTTTTCGTCAGCGACGACAGGCTAGGAAACGTGCGTGTAGCGGTCGTGTCAGCCTGTCCTGTGTGAAGCAGCGTGGACGCGCCAGTCGTGGGGATCGTGGGGAACGCCAATGCTTACGCTTCCTCCCACGCGATCTTGTAAGACAGGATCTGGCCGGTGCCAGAAGCCAACACCAGCCCGATGCCGTTCCCGGTTCCCGCGGCGATCGTGATGCCGCCACCGTCGTAATACGTCCAGTAGTACCCGGCACCGATCGCCGCGCCAATAGGCATGTACTCGATGGTGGCACCGATCGTGGCGTCAGCCGAGTGCGCGTCCTTCGCTGTCGCTGTCGCGGCAACCCCGGCCTCGTCCCACTCAACCTCTGTCAGGTCAGCGCCAGGTGTGCCCGCCGCGGTGATCCTGGCCCACTTGTAAACGCACGACGTGATGGTGGTGTTGAAGCAGGCGAGCTCGCGGACACGGAACCCGTTTCCGGCGGGGGCCATGACACTGACGCACGGGCGCGCGGTCGTTCCGATCCCTGACGCCAAACCTGAGACTACGTACATGTCATGTCCTCCAAGTCACGGGTGTGTGAGCGGTACGCAACGCAGCCTCGTTCGTGACGCCACCGGCCGCCGCGGCCTTGTACGCCACAGCCACAGTCACGTTCGCCGCCGCGGCGTTCCACGTCCCGGCAACCGAATACGACCCGGCCGAAGCCTCGATCCGGTACTCGGCCGCCTGACCGTAAAAGTCGGTTCCGTTCACGAAGTCCAACGCCTCCACCGACGGGGCCGTAGTCGTATTGCTCGCCACCGACCCTTCGTTCCACGACGTCGCGACAATCACCGACCCCGCCAAAATGCTGTACGGCCCGCTTGCCCACGCCGCCGTCGAAACACCAACGGGACCCAACGCCGTCCCGTCAACAGGACTCGAAGATGCCACGCCCGTAAACGACAACGCGCCCAACGTCAACGCGGAAGCCGTGGCGCCACCGCTCAGCGTGTACGAAATGCTGCTGCTCGAGGCGAGCCCGGACGGGGCCTGCGCCGAAGCGATGAACGCGAGGTCGTTGCCGCTCGAGCCGATCTTGTCGACCGTCCAACTCAGACCACCGCCGGACATGACAGGCGTGGGCACGTTGTTGGCGAACCAGCCGCCAACCGCCACGATGAATCCTCCCGCCGCAACCGCGTTAGTGGTCGTGATCGTGCAACTGGTGGTGGTGTCGCCGGCCTTCGTTCCGAGGCTGGGCCTGTCAATCACGATCGCCATCGGCTAGCCGGGAGCCACTGGGGAACCGTCAGACCACACGTTTCCTGACCACACGTTCCCTGACCGGGTCGTGGAAAAGTCGGTGACCGGACCGTACGCGGCGCACTTGTTGTTCGACCCGCGTTGGAACACGTTGTTCGTGAACTTCTGGTTCGTCGCGTTCGTCGGATCGCTAGAGAACGGCTTGCCCTGCGTGTTGCCGCCATACGCGCAGAACCCCGAACCGATGCTCGCCACAAACAGGTTGCCGTCGACCGTGTTGTTCTTGATCGCCGTGAAGTCCGGGTAGCCGGTCAGGTCGGCGGAACAGCCAATCTCGCCGTTGACGAACGGGCCCGTGTACGAACAGTGAAGGCTGTTGTGCCGCAACGTCAGGTTCTGTTCCTCGCGCATCGACGATGCGTGCGCCAGGTTCGACTTGTCGGGCCACAGGTTCGTGCCGTGAAAATAGTTGTCCTGCACAAGGCAGCTGGTGAAGCAGTAGGCGGCACGGTTCGAGTTGATGACCTCTGTCCGCAGCACCGTGTAGTTCGCGCCGGTGATGCCGCAGTCGGTCGTCTGGTTGTTCGGGTCGCCGCACGCGTACTTGCCCGCGGGACATGACCCGTCCGAACACGCCGGATACTGAACCCCGGAATCAACCAGCGAGTCCTGCACCGTGAACGCCGGCCGCGAACCAGACTGGACGATGCCACCGTTCAAATAGCTGTTCTTCAACACGAACCCTGATGCTGACACGACGATGGTGCGGCAGTTCACAACCTTCGAGTCGATCACCGTGTTCGCCACACTGATCGTGCAAGACCCGGTGTAGGAGGCCATCGTGGACGCCGCGGCGTTCGGCCCCGTGTTCGCCAAACCGGGGAAACAGCCGCCGTTGCCGTCAGGCCCGCCCGGCACGTTCGGCGTGGTTGTATCGCACGCACCGACAGGCGGCGGGGTGACAGGGTCGGTTTCGTCGGTGTCGGTGGAGCTCGAGCAGCCAGGGTCGGCCAGGTCGACCTTGCCGTCACCGTCGTTGTCCAACCCGTCCGCACACGCAGCAGCGGGCGGCGGCGGTGTGACGGACGGGTAGTGGCCGTTCGCGCCCTTCGTGATCACGTCCACGTCATACGACGCCGGCGTCACCTTCGAGAACTTCACCGAAGTCCTAGACGGGTCGTTCGTCCTTGAGACGAGAACGCCGGCCGCCGTGAACAGGTAGCCGTATCCCGGCTGAGCGTCCCATCCGAGGGTGATAGTCGAGTTCGTCTGTGACACGAGACGAACTTGGAACGTGTCGGCCCCTCCCGCGGTGACCGCGACCACAAAGAACGCCGCCAGCGCGGCCACCGCAGGGTAGAGCCGAACACGCTTCATCCCGTGTAAACCCAGGTCGGCGTTACCTTGATGACATCGTTCGTGTTCACCACAACAGCCGTGGTGTCATCGAAGTTCGCGCCGAACCACACCGTGCCCGCGCCGCCGGTCGCACCCGAACACACGATGAACCCGTTACACGTTCCCCACACCGCCGTCGCGGTCGCGAACGTCACCTGTGCCGCACCCGAACCACGGCCCGACTGGGTCGTACCAACGGTGCCCCAAGACGAGCTCGAGATTGTCTGCCGCACATACGCGCCGGCAACGCTCACCTCGGCCCACGACGCGATCACCGCCGCAGAACCAGCCACCGTCGAAGCACTCCACGACGTGAACAGCCCAAGCCACGTGTTGGCCGGGCCTGTCGCGCCCTTCGGGTAGCCGGCATAGATCAGGTCCAGCCCTTCGTTTGGAAAGATCTCAGCCACTTGTCGCCTCCTTTAGGCGATCGGGAACATGGTTGGTGCTGTCACGCCTTCGGAGCGACATTTGGAGCAGTACCACCGGTCACGTGTCAGGAACAAAATCGTGCGGGCCTCCCCGCAGTGAGCGCACACCGTGATCATCTGAATCAGGTTTCCTTCGTCGTTCAATAGCGGCACGGTCGGGTGCCCCTGAATCTCGAGGGTGTTAGACACCGACGGGTTCCGCCTGTTCGACCGGCATGAACACGTGACGGAACTTGTCGTCCATGCTCGAGAACTCGGTGAGCGCGCCCCACCGTTCGCCGTTGTGCATCGGCCGCACATTGAAAATCCCCAGGTGCCCCAACGTGACTTCCGGGGTTGCGTACACGTTGAACCCGTGTTCGTGCCGGATGCGGGTGCAGAACGTCACGTCCTCGTTCAGCACCACCTGGCGCCCACCCGCGTCCAGGGTGCTGTAGAAGTATGGCTCGTCCATCGCGTCGATCACGCGGCGGCGGATGAGCATCCCTGCTGACCCGGCGGCGTCGACCTCGAACACGCCTTTGGTTGGAACGCGGTCCCACGGGATGGGCCTGAACATTGGTGTGCCGTCGTCTGCGTGTTCGCCAACCTCGTCGAACAACACCAAATGCCACGGCGGGTTCCGCTTCGTCACCAACGGCACCAACACGTCGATTTCCGGGTGCCTGTCCATCGTCCGAAGCATGTCCACGAGCGCCATGTTTTCCCAGCAATGGTCGTCGCCCATGATCCACACCCACTCGTCCGTCACCCGATCCACCGACACCACGTTGCCCATCGCGTCGCGGCGTTCGCGGCCCTCGGTACGAAGGTCGCCCATGATCCGGTTCAGGTTCTCGGTCACAGACGCGGACGCGGCGGCGTTCAGGAAACAGTTGGGCGGCTGGTTCGTGCCGGCGATGGACACGGTGAACAACAGGAACCGTCCCATTTCATGCGTTGGGAGCGCGATCGTTCCGGGACTGTCAGCTAGATGCACGATTCTCCTTCGGCCACACTTTCACGATCACGTTGTGGCCGCCAACGCACCGCTCCACAACCTGCAACTCGCCGTCCGCCGGGATCCCCGACGCCTGCATCCACGACAGCGTCTGCCTTGAGCAGGCGAACTCGTGGTACGACACGAGTCCGGCGTCCATGATCCGGCCGAACGGCAACGGCCCATCAGACAAAGGGTGGGGATGGGAGGAACCGCCCGGGGGCGGCTCCTCCCGACTGCGGTCATCTTGGTTCAACCTACGACGCCGTCGTCAGCATCGCGAACGCGCCGTTGTCGACAACAACGGCCTCGAACGCGCCGATGATCCCGACCTCGTACCCACCGATGGCGGGCTCCACGACACGGAGCTCCACCGGCGCGCCGGGCGTCTCAGCGACAAGCAACCCGTCGCTGTCCCCGACGATCATCACCCCGGAGTCGAGTCCGCGCGACACGACAACCCGCAGGGTCGCCTGGTCGGCGTTCACGTTCAGGATGCCGCCCTGACCGAACGACAGGTTCGCGTTCGACGTCAGCCCGACCGCGTACCAGTACCGGTCCGGCGCCACGTACAGCGTGTTGGCGAGACGGCCGCTGTTCGCGTACACCTCGCCACCACCGGCACCGACCGCGGTCATCAGGTCCGCGAACGTCGGCGTCGCGCCGATCGTGGAACTGATGTTGTTCGAGAACCCGGAATGGCTGATCACCTGTCCGGCATCCGACTCCGTCTTGAGCGCGTAATCCGACGCGGCCAGACGGAACCACAGATCGAGCGCGTTCGGCGTCGACCAGTTCACCGCCTGCCACGACAGGTCACCGCCACCCAGGTACGTGCTTGCCGTCGCGGTCTGCATCGACACGGCCATGCCCGTATTCCCGGCCTCCGTCTTCTCCGACGACTGCACCGCAACCACCGGCCGCGTGTCGACCCGCGGATACGTCAGCTGTCCCCGCTCGAGGTCGGCACGCTGCGCCGAAGCCACGATCGGCCGCTCCGTCTGGATCACCTGGAAGATCTGGCTGATGTGCTGCGCCGGCGTCAACCCTGCCACGTTCGACGACAGCGTGTTCGCCG